AGGGAGGTATTATTTACCCTCCAACCAATAGGCGTGGTGGCGTCTTGGTGTGCCCACACCTAGAGAGGATGGGCTAGACCTACAAAGTCTAAGATCCTCTCACCACTCATTTGTAATTACTGACAGGTGGTCAAAGACCCAGTGGTAAAACAAGTCATACTTTGATTATTTCTAGACTGAGACTGCTGATAGAAAATGATCTCATCCGGTGTCATAGGCTTCACCACATAAGTAGGCTTACCATCTTTTGTAAGGCATTGAAGAGCTTGACCTGGAAGAGCCTGATACCGATCGCAATTTAACTCATCAACCAGATAATACCGACCATTCACATGACTCGCATATGAGGTCGTAGACGTTGTTTCACATCCTGAAACAAAAATAGACAACACAATCAGAACACGTTTCATATAAAAACCTCTCCCGTTAATCGGGAGAGGTTTTGTTATTACGATGTTTTTATCGTGTCAACGTATCGCTTGCATCCAAGGATTAAGCGAAAGCGAGTTCCAGGCCATTCCTGGTCCTACAGACCAACCCAGGCGACCCTGTAGCAACACGGATATGAAGTTATCCCCGATTGGTGAACCAATAGGAACACCAGCTGTTAGGAGAGATCTGAGGGGATTATGGCGAAGTGTCCACACTGCTTCCTTGATGATACGAAGCTTGTAGTTCCAGAACCAGAGCAATCCTACACTCTCAAGATATTGGCGCCCACGACCAGCCAGACGGTTGTAGTTGACGAACGCTTCGTTGACGGTAGCCACAGCATCCTGGTGTGTTGCCTTCTTCTGATTGATCTCATTATCGTAGAGGATGGCTTTACCCACAAAGTCACCATACTGGACAGCTCGAGCCAGACCCTGGAACAGGGCTGTGTCTCTCGTAACCAGACCATATCGTGAAACTGTCTGTAATCCTCTAGGAAGATCCCTCATCTTACGTTCGACCCAGTCTGTCCACTTGCCATCAGCAATCGCCAGATCTTCTGCGGTGACCTGTCCATTGGAAATGGCAGAGAACTCGCCGGCATCAATCAGAGGCCAGATGCTCATACGCCTGTAGGAGTCCTGAATCGCTCTGATTTGGTTCTCTAACTTACTCATTTCAGGAAGATTGTTCCTGGCAGTTGCTGATCTCAGATCAGCTTCCAGATCAACTTCTCGAGCTCTACGCTTGATGTAGGAATTGATCTCAGATGTCTTGGTTAGGAAGCCCTTGAGGATATGGCGAAGAGGAACCCCACGATTCAACAGCTGCAGCATATTGGACACAAGGTTTGCGCCCGGCACAATGACAGACTTGACCACAATCATGTTCTTGGCGTTGGCCACCAGTTCCTGAACATTCTTTTCAGCCCCAACCAGACCAACATAAGCGTTCTTACCAAAGATACCACGAGCTAGCTTCTCGAATTCATGAGCAGCTTTTGGATTCCATCGTGTCTTACCACTGAACAGATCGCCAACAGATGCCTGACGTTCACCCAACGTATCGAGCAGCATGTCACGACGTACCCAGAACTCATCAGGACCAAACACGTTCTTGATGTGCTCTCTTGCCTGTCTCGGGATAAGATTTGCAGCTTCGATCAGGATACGATCATCTTTATTGGATCCAAGTTTAGCAATGTTGACAAACTCACCTTGTTTTCCGTCTTTCACAGCCTTCTGCCAGATGCTGTGCAGGTTATCGACCAGCTCCATATTTGATTCCTGAGCCAGTATCTCTTCAACCTGACGACCACGCCATGCACCAAGCATTTGAGCCAGATCAGTGCTGCGGTTCAGACCAGTCAGTTTAGACACATCCGCGGTACGTTCGAACGCAACCACATTGCCGTTCTCATCATACCGAGGGAGTAAGTTCTCACTGGTTGATGGCAGATTACCTCTCTGCAATTGACGCTCGATCCGACTGACATCATTCGGATTGGTAATGCGACCAGCCATAACTTCATCGACTGTGAAGCCAGTCTGAGGATCAATACCGGACACAGTCTGATGGACTGTCTGCATAACGCCCTGACTGAAGGGTGCAGTTCCGGACACAGGAGCAAAGAAGTAGGCTCTCGGATCACTGACAAACTCTGCAGATGATCCCTTGTAAGAAGACAACTTCTTGTATCCACGGCCCAACAGGTGACCTGTCTCAGTCTCGGAAGCAATAATCAACGACCCACCTTGTTGGGCTTCTGACGGAATGTGTCCTTTGTAATGATTCAGTTTCGCAACCATATTGGTTCCGATTTTGGCAAGCTCATCGACCCGCTGACCCATGAGATAACTGATAGCAAACTCCAGGCCGGCACGGTCCTTTTCATTATGAGTAAGTTCAGTAATCTGATCCCTTGTGCCTTGGTCCAGACCCTGGATCGAATAGAGTGTCACCAGACGATCGATCTCTTCAACCAACTGGGTTGAAGGATTATTGTCCCGCATTCCACGTTCACTCAGAAGACGAGCAATCGCTTCTGCGTTGGTCATGAGATTATGACCCTGCTCACCGGTAATCATGTGATGACCGAGTTGCTTTGCCTTTTCGAGAAGACGAACTGACCGTCTTGGATCCATGCGATTTATGGACACTTCCAGAGCTTTAATCTCGAGATTGAGCTTCCTGGTATTGGTGATCAGATCCAGGGCGCTATCCAGACCAAAGCTTTTCGTGATGGATGCCAGATCGGTCTTGGCCAGGGACTTAAACATAGCAGTCCACTGAGCCTTGGTAGGTGGCTTGGCAAATTCCCTTGCCAACTTCACCGGGAGCTCGTCACGGAAGTTCTGACGAACCTGAGCCACAGCTGCACGAACCTTCGAGATCATATCGAAGATCAACTCGTTGCCATCCATACGGCCAATGACGTTTCCGACAGTGTCACGAATGGTGTTGAACTTGTTATGTTTGTTGAGCCAGCTGACCATGCCTAGCTTCGCATCATCGGACTTCTCTTCATTGAGTAGGGTAGCAAAGACATTGACCACAGTGGCTGCAGCCTTCACTGGTAGGCTCTTGCTGGTTCGAGCGATATTCGCGCTCTTCTCAGCCAGTTTTCCACTGACATCCTGGATCTTTTTCGCAGTCGCATTTTCAGCATTATCAATGAAGCTCTCACTTCGCTTTTCAATATGGCTCCTCTGATCACCGACATTGTCGATCATTGCAAGTGTGAGACGATCCAACGCAATCTGCACATTAGCATCTGAGCTTTTCTCACCGGACAACAGGATCGACAACCGGTCCAGTTCTGAGTTGGCCAGGTTTTCCAACGTCGCATCCAGAGACTTCTCTGGATTTTTGTCAGACTTTGGCTTCTCCATTTTGGAGAGTATCTCGCGGAAACCATCATCAGTCATGGCTAGAGCCAGGAACGAGGACAACAGTGAAGACCTGCCCTGCTTGTCAGTCTTGCTGACATAGAGACCCTGCAAGGCATTGAGGCGTTCGTTTGCCTGGGTCTGGTCGTTCTGGTCGTGAGGGTTCTTGTTCTCACGGAAGTCAGACACTTTCAGCTTATCCATGACATGTTCATAGATATCTTCCATGCGTGAAAGTGAGTTGGCATTCAGCTCCATGTTGGTCATCAGAGCAGTCTGAACCATGAGGAAAGTCGACCAGCCTTGCATGGTTCCCAGACCAGGGAAATGCTGAGCAAAAGATTTCGTGACATCTTTGGCAGCCAGATCTGTTTGAAATAGCTCTGCCTTGCGGATATCGGCTTTGGCTTTCTGAACCACTGGATTTGACGACCCAGAGTAGTTGTCCTTCATCCAGGAAACGATCCTGTTGTTGAACTTCTGACGTAGCTCGGATAGCCGGTAATCGGTTCCGAATGTCGCAGAATGATGCAGGACAGTTTCAGAGAAATCCTGCTGCAGATTTTTGACCTTGGACTTCTGAGCAATCAGAACCTGAGTGTTGAAACGCAGATTCGAGAGCATGTCAGTGCCCACATCTGGACTCGCTGTCTTGCCGAAGATCAGTGACTTCACTGCTTCCAAGGCTTTACCTATAATCCGGTTCAATGAACTGATCACATCGGTCTCGGCAGCCAGCGTGTTCAGGTGCTGGTTCGACAGGACCCAGGCCATGAACTCGTTTACCGCGGCAACTTTACGAGATGGATCCTTGTTGAGGCCACCAATCGTCAGTTTGGCTGAGTTGTAAGCATCCTGGATTGCCTCACTCTCAGATGAGACATCCTGGGCCAACCATTCATCCATCAACCCTTCGATACGTTTTACCGCGGCAAGACTTTCATTTCCTAGTACCTTGGGATTGTTATAGGCAGCATGCACCTTGTCGAGGGTTGCTGCATGGATAACTTCATGGGTCAACGTCTCAACAGAGATGTTAGAGATCAGGATCATCTTGGCAACTAGATCGATCTTACCGTGATGGTTGTTGGAACCACGAACAAAACGGTCAGCGTTGTACTCCTGTTCAAATGCATCCAGATTACCGGATGAACCAAACACCAATGTGTATCCACTGTTTCGCAGGCTTTCCAGTGTGCTTTTCAACACAGCTTTCTGGGTGTCCGTGGTCTTCTTGGGCAAAGCGTCAATCAAACCATCAAGCTGACGATCATGCATGACTGTAACTCCAGTCTCATCATCAAACAGACCCTTGGAGTTGATGTGATCACGGAGCGTATGGTTCGAGACTTTATCCTGCTTAGTTGGTTCGGGAACGATCTCAGCTTCTTGTATAATCGGAGCATTAAGACCCTTCTCAACACGCAACTCTTCGTAACGAGTCTGCATGGCTGATGCGATCTCACTCATCGTGGCATTTTCAGCCAGTACGAACTTACCTTTGTTGACGAATGGGCTCTCTGCAGATGCCATCTGGTCAACTGAAAAGTCGAACTCTGCGTAGACCTGGCGCCTGATATCAGTTTCGTCTGCATGCCGCTTCAGCTCAGCAAGGGTATCTTCCATAAATGCTCTTGCCACAGTAACAGGCAGAATCTCAGCATTAGCAACATCAAGCCGACCCAGTTTTGTCTGGGACAACTCGAGCTTGGCTTGGGCCCTGTGTGCGTCAATCAGGCCCTCAAGAGGGAACAACGTACCAACCGGGTCATTACCCATGAATGCTGCAAAGCTTTCATAGACGGCCCTTACTGGATTACCATCTCCGGTCCATGTCTTGAACACAGACTCGTTGACCATGGTCGAATACTCGTCGATCATATCGGCCGGTAGGTTCACACCATCAAACACATGAAGGACACGCTGCGCTGCCTCTGGATTATCAGCCAGCATGTTCATAATCATCTGGCCGTCACCTGAACCAATGACCATAGTTGGAGTGGCTTTCACACCTACCTTTGTTGGGCCATAGACATGAGCCGGCGTAAGCATGTCACCGCTCAACGATCCAGAGAACCCTTTTGGCATAACGACATCAATGAGCTTACCGTTAATATCGTGCGTAGTCTTTCCAAACAGCTCGGTATTTTCTCCACCTGACATCATGTAGCTTTGTGTACCGGTGTCTATAAGCGGAGAGAACTTGAGGAGCTTATTCCGAATATCGGTAAGCTGATTGTAGGAAAGGAATTCTCCATCCACATAATCATAACCTTCTGGGTCCGATTGCATAAGAGCAATCTGCTTTGTCACTTCATCAATGAAGAGACCCTTTAGGATGATCGACTGGATCTGTGTGGCCGCCTGAATGGTACTCGTCACGTCTTTGACGTGTCCGGTAACCTTCGCATCAATTGCATTTCGAAGAGGACCAACCAGGAATGCCAGGACATTATCCTGGAGAGTACCGAACTGCTCCTTGGTGAGTGTGAAATCTTCCATGGTTCCACTGATCTGAGAGTTGGATCCAGAGACGAAATACCCACCAGTTTTATTGTTCTTACGGACACTCTGAGAGGTCAATGAAGATAGATCATTCATGAAGGCTTCAGTCTCACCAACCCCATAAATCAATTCACCGGTTGATGTACCAGTCTTGATCGACTCCGAGAGTTTCTCATAAATAGTGGAGATGAGCTCATTGGAGATGTTGCCGGCGATACCCTTTGGACCTGAACCATAGATCGTAATCGTCAGAGGGTTCTTGACCAATCCGCGATCGATAGAGATTTCTCCATCCTTTATTTCTATGTCGGTCACATTGAGAGCTGCAAGGAACCTCTTGAACTTCACAAAATGTGCATGCGCTTCAGGATTGCTCTGGGCAATCTCACGACCGAGATCGGACAGAAGAACCTGGGTTGCAATAGAGCTATCCTTATAGAGGTCGACCTTGTCTTCGTGGCTGTTGACAGTCTTTCCAATACGACCAAAGAACGCCCCACCCTTGGCCACTGCTGTGAGCCATTCCGGTGTGATGACACCAGATGCAAATAGCATCAGTGCATTGATTGGTCCGTTGGTTTTACCGTCCGCTTCGAGATAATTGAACGTCTCAAAAGCACTTAGATCAGTGCCATTGTCACGGGCCAGTTCATAACGAGCCACTGCCAACAATGAGTGCATGCCGTGGTCAGAGAGACCAACATCTTGGAGAAGTTGGTAGAGGGAACCATTGAGGTCTTTTCCATTTTTGTTATCTCTTTGCTCAAGCCAGGTTTTCATTTCCTGGATAAATGGGTAGAACTTACCGTCTTCCATCATGGTCTTTTCCATAACGGAATACATGACTTCGGACCGTGTCATCTTGTCGGTCTTCAACCCAATTCCCTGACCAACAGTCATCAGGAACTTGTCCAGATCCTTACCATTCCCAGAGAGGTCGAGAATCGACTTTGTGGGCATGAAGATTTCACGAGCTGTCTTGGAAGTCTGTGGATTGGAAGCTCCATCCATCTGGGTACGGCCCAGCTTATTGATGTGGTGCGCGTAAAAAGTAGGAACATTGGTTCCATGTTTACGTACCGATGCCATCTGTTTGATTATGTTCTGGTAATCCGCAACAAGACCACGTTGACGACCCTGAATAGATTTCCAATGGTTCTTATTGTAACCCATTTGGGTGTGCGTCTTCTTGAGATCCCCCTCCTTGTAAGGACTCTTGCTCATCAGAGTTACATAGGCTTCCTCGCCCATGGCTTCATAGAAATCAAACACCACATCATTTGGGAAATATGGCGTTTTCTGGGCATTGCTCAAAGCCCTCTTAGCCATATTGGACAACTTGACCATAGGGTTACGAAGCTGTGTTTCGTCCACCTCGGTGATGGCTGTACCAATGGAGTACCCTTCAACTTTACGGTCTATGAGAGCCAGGTCAGCCAACAGATCATGGGCACCATTGAGACTTTTGATGAGGTTTTTAACGTCATCATTTTGTGTATCAACCAACACACGGTTGAACTTCTTCTCGGTCACTCCTGGGAACGAGAGCCTCTTGTCGATACTCTTCTTTTTGATACCCAGCTCGAGCAATCCGGATTGGCCTTCACCAATATCCATGCCGTGTAGGATCTCCGCGGCAACAGCCTCTGGGATACCCTCAACGAATGCATCTCTTGTGTCTTTGTTGGCTTCAACGCCCCAGAACTTACGAATATTCTGTGCCAGGGACTGCTTGGCAGAGCTCAATGTCATACCGTGGTTGAAGTCTTCCAGGTGAGCGTAAGCTGTATCTTCGTCAACTCCCATAAGAGCTGCCACATCTGTCACTGACAGTGGAGCGGTCCTGTTGGATGCATTGATGAGCCAGTCTAGAGATGCGATGATAGCACTCTCCATCAGCTCCCTGTTATATACGTAACCGGTGTCAGTCTTTTCCATCAGGTTGAGGACGCGAAGATCACGGGACCGGATCAACTCTTCGCCATCCTCAATACGCTTCAGAAGGTCACCTTTACCTAGCTTATCCTGCAGACGCTGGTCCACATGAGCCTTCGTCTTGGCTCCGAGTTCCAGAAGTTTCTTGAACCCTTCTGCCTCTTTGGAGGTAACATCATAGTTGATTTTCTTGCCGTTCATGAATGCTACGAGTTTGGTACTAGATCCAAACAATCTGTAGAAATCACTCAATGGTTCATTGAGACCAAGCATCCTGGACTTCAGATCCTTGGACAACTTGAATGCCTTGTGGAACCAGTTCTTGTTGTTGACTTGAACCAGTGTCGGGAACGCTTCTGCGGTCGACAAAGTCGTATCACCCTCCTCTGACATCTGGTCGAGGATTTCGATCACTGACAGTGGTTCTGCTGGTGTTGTTTCCTGAGTTGTTTTTTCGGTTCTGGCGTCGATCAACGACCCAAGATCCGCAAGGTCTTTCACGACCTTGGTAACTTTAGGTGTTTTAGCGACTGGTTTTGTATCAGCCTTAACTTGTTCGCTTGACTGAATCTCTGCCTTACCGGTAGACTCCGCAACGTCAACCCTCGCCAGGGTCTCGTTAACGGGTTCCTTGGTAAGCTGAGACGGCGAAAGGGGAAGCTCCTCCTGTTGAATTTTAGTGTCCGTCCCGGACGTGGTAGCCTGGGATGATACATTGGATTCGATAGGTGCTGAGCTTCCCTTTTTATTATCTTGATTATTAGAGGCATTATCAGACTTAATATTAGTCTGATTATCTTGTGTATTATCAAGGAGTAACTTTGGAACCTTGACGTTCGGAAGACCGAAGTCAGGATACTGTTCCTTGAAGCTGTTGGACAACGAAGCGATCGCCATTGCTTCTGCATGGATCTTACGAGCTGTGCGCTCAGATCCTGCACTTCCCACATTTACGCCAAAGCCTTTTTCACTGGAGTAGAACTTACCCTTGGCCGGTGAGAATGCACTGTAGGCAACATTCTTACCGTCACCATTTTTGATGGACTGGTTCATTGCCCCAACTTTATTGATGTGGGATTTAGCAAAGCTCGTCAGGTGCTGAGCCAAACGTCGAGCCAGTGCCCTATCACCCTGACTTGCGGCGTGATTGATCCCAGCGACGTGCTGGGTCAATGAGAGTTGACCATCGCCTTTGCCACCCTCTGTTGCGATCTGTTTGCCAACAAACTCAGACGCTTCGTCTTTCTCTCTAGTCGCATCAAGCTCAGCTTGTAATTGATCACCCTGTTCAGTCAGGACACCTGGTTCAATAAGCCTGTTCTGTGCCGCGTAGAGCCTTCCAGCTTCACCGAGGGCAATTGCCCCACGAAGAATACGTCTACGCTCTGGTGACAGTGCCAGAGTCCCGTTGTCAGCATGCAGAAGGATTTGCTCGGCAACTTGAGTGCTCAGAGCATGCGGAGCCACGGTAGCGACATCCACGGCTTGGTTGACGATCCTGGTTCCCTTATCCGAGTTGATGTCAACACCGGTCAGATCCTGATCGGACATTCTCATTTCTTCTCGAGCCCATTTCAGGGACTGACTGATCTCACGGACATTCCTTATTTTTTCCAAAGCAGATGCATATCCCTGGAACTCCTTGAATTGAGGAGTATCCTGGGAAGCATTTTTGATGAACTCAGGGAGATCTTCCTTGAACAATTTCCTGTTGTTCTCGGTGAGCTTCAGAATGAATGTCGCTGCAGCCACTCGTTCGTCTTTTGACTGATCCTCATCAATGGCAACGACAGCCGCCATTATCAGAGTATCAAACCTATTGGGAACCTTTCCGGTTTCTTCCTTGAAGGCTCCCAGTTTCCCCATCAGTGTCTCAGACACACCACTAAGATCCTCAGCTGTGACTTGGGCAGCTTGCTCAATTTTAGCGATATAGGACTCAACTTCTGGTCCTTTTGCACCTTGTTCATTGGCAACTACTCGCAGGCTTTCCGCTGTCGCGGACGCCTGCTCCGTTGCCAATTCGATGACTGGAGACAGTTTCTCTGGGGATACAGAAGATTCTGCATTGTCAGAAGCTATGTCGTCTTCGCCTCTCTTTGTCAGATATCTGTAACCAGCTCCGATCGTGTGATCGAGGGTGAGACCAGCAGCCTTCAAAGCATTGGGAATAACGAGACCTGGGGCAGCGATCGCAATAGAGGAACCCACGCCTCCAATCACACCGACTGCAGCCTGTGAACCAGTTCCCTGGATGACACTTTGTGATGGATCGGCCTGGAACTTAGTACCGATATTCTGAGATGCTTGACCAGTGGCTCCTTGTAACCCCTCTTCAACTCCTTCTTTGAGGACGTTGGTCACCGCCTCTTGAGCTGGTCTACGAACCAAGGGTGCTGATTCGAACCCGGCAACACCAGTTGCCTTGGTTAACAGGGCTGCTGTAGGTCCTTGAATGGATGCAGCCACAATACCTCCGTTATGGGCAATACGTTCTTTGGCCCCCTCTGGAGTCATTCCAGAGGAGATCATATCTCCATATTCAGGAGACGTCTGCATCAGGTCTTCATGAGATCTTCCCATGATATCCTGAGCAGTACCTGAGTAAGCTCCGCCACCTTCCATGAGACCAACAGCCGTAGGAAGAGCTGCCTTGGTCCCTGCACCGAGTAGACCAAGTCCCTTGGCAACAGGCCCAGCTGAGACCAGTGAGCCAACACCTTGAGCTACAGTGCTTCCAAGGATAGCCGGGTTCTCAAGTGTACGGGAGAAACCTCCCAAAACATCACGTCCAAAATATTTCAGTCCAGCGACAAATCCACCATCCTTTTTGACATCAGCCTCATACTGAGTGTTGTTGTCCTGCTCATCTAGTTGAGCCCGTACCGCGGTTATACGCTCATTTCGTTTGAGGTTAATAGACTGACCACCACGGGTATAATCAGTGAAATCAGAGAGAAGTTTACTGGCTTCGAGACCCAACTTGGGACTAAGGATTGCTGCGCCCAATACACCTACGTTACCCAACGATGCGTTTGCACCTGATATCACGTCCAGTGCTGTATCTTTTACAGCCTGCTCTGTAGATCTATTCGCTTTCATGTAGTCACCAAGAGCAACAGAACCTTGGTCTGCTTGGTTCAGAATATCCTGAACTCTGTTACCGTATTTTTGGATGAACTCAAATGGTGTCAGTTGTTGACGGTCCTTCAGGACCGTGTTGTTGGTAGCGAGTGTATTACCGTTATTCCTTGCCTCACTCAAATTCAACAGGCTCTGGCCACCAGCCGTTACGGCTTCATTGATTGCCTTGACGTCTTGGAGCAATTTGTTGGATTCATCAGCCACGGGATAACCTCATATTTTCTTGAAAATACAATCTGGATTAATTCTTAATAGCAGATAAGGGAGGTGAAAACCTCCCTTATCATTATGATCAGATTTTATTACGTATTACCACTAAAAATATACGTGGTCAGTTTGAAATCGCAGGCCGGCTGTAAGTGGACAAGGCACTTGGTTCTCGACCCAGTCCCTGAGCAGCTTCTTCAATTCTTTCTAGAATCCTCTTAGACCTGTCCAGCAATTCGTGATTAGCCTTCGTGTCGTAACCATTTTTAATGGCGTTTGTGGCAGACAAGATATCACTTTGTGTTTTAGATCTGAGAGCTTGTAGCTGACTTGCATCGGATAGTGCTGTCTGAGAACCTCTTTGGTTCTGTATCCCCGCAACACCTTTGGTTATGTTAACGGACCCATCACTGTTCACGCTTGCAATAAGATCCTTTATATTCTTTGCGACACCTTTCATGTTGACACGTGTGGCGACCTTACTTCCTTCGTCTGGAGAGCCATATGGATCGCCACTAAACAAACCAAACCAACCTGATAGATCTCGTGTCTCAGGGTTGTTAGCAATAAGTGTACCTGCGATGTCAGGAGCCATACTCCCACCAGCAGAAAGGGCTATGGTTTCATTGATGGCTGCAATGACCGCATTTTCAGAGGTTCCCTGCATAGTTCCACCCTCGCCAGTCAATAACTTGGCAACTTGGATGATGGTCTTACCTTTGTTTGGTCTACTGACTAGATCATTAATGACCGCCTCGTTACGGTTAAACGTCTGATCAACAGTACCTTGGTCGATAAGGGTCTGAACATTATTGGCGGCGGACGGTTGAGCTTGTGCTACTTCAGATGCAGATGCAGAAGTACTCAAGGTTTCACCGGGAGATACCTGACTTGGACCAGGCTGTTGTCTGCCAGGTCTCACAGCAGACTGTACTGGAGCAGGACCAGGCTGGCTCGGAGTTTCACTTGCCGGTGCCTGTCGTGCTTTGACCCGTGCTGCCTGGTTTTCACTTATCCCATCAAACAAAGGCTGAGTAGCTTCGTTGATGTATTTGGTGATTGGGTCAAGCTGAGCATTGACCTCTTCCCCTGACTTAGGCAGGTCAAACAGACCATTCAGATTGCGTGCAAAAATACTATCCGAATTTGCTGGATTGGCGTCTGCATCCCTCTTGGTTTTTTGTTCTTTCAGGAGCTGAGTTTTGGCCCAATCCCGAAGCGGTGATTGCGACGGATCTTCGGCTACTGGTGGCTGGTTCCCCAAAGGTGCATCAGGGTTCGTGATTTGTAGGCTAGGGGTATTTGCATTGTCTTGACCAGAGGCACTTTGCAGCAGTTGCGAGGATGGGTTTTCACCCACTGAATTACCGGAGTAAGACCCTTGCGATTCACCTATGCTGGTGAGAATGCTCCGATCACCGTTTTCATAAGCAGTGATGGCTCGTGTAAGATCAGCATCTGAAACATTTTTGAATCCTTCCCATTCCTGACGGAGACCCTCAATTTTGCCCTGCATGCTTCTCGGGCCAGAGAGTCGCTTGTTAACCAGGTGCTCAAACATAGCATCCTGGGTATTCTCATCAAACACGGTGTCAGGAGAGAGACCCATCTCTTTGGCAGTGGCTTTTAGTGTGGCACCAACGATCTGATACATACCCATTGGTGTGGCGAGATAACCAAGCTTGTTTTTCTGGTAGGAACCATAAGAACCGTCAGATGATGCGAATTCACCCAACTGTCCAATTGTAGCCTTGGACACATCAACGCCGGCAAACTCTTTACCAGGTCTCTGAACCTGACCAAACAAGGTACTGTAGCCGCCACTTCCACTTTCATTTTGAATAATCAAATTCTGCAAAGCACTGCCACGAGGACCAGGATTGGTTCTTTGAGGACCTTGGTTCGTGTTTTTGGATGCAGGAGCAGTGTCGGTTTGTGGAGCCAATCGATCCAGAAGTGCCGAAGATTCGTCCGGTGGGGCAAATATACCGGCTTCACCAGCAAGGGTGATAGCGTGAATCGCTTCAGCTTTAGCACGAGGGTCCAATTTACTTTTCTGGATACTCTCAATTGCAGTAGCTGGAGTTGAATTACCACCACTCTGCATGGCATCCAAGGCAGCTGATTTAGCAATGTCAGAGATTCCCTGACTTTCCACGAGCTGGTTCTGAGCCCTGACAGTCTGTCCATAGGCATCATCAGCTATGGATGAATTCCTACCAGAAGTCCTTGTACTGCCTTGCATACCGGCAACCGTATCTGGCGTAAATCCGGCCTCAGACATAATTCTTATGCCATCCGGAGACGACATCATCTGCTCAGCCTGCTTCATCTTAGCAGGGTCTCCTGACATAGACAGGGCTTCTGCCTGAGCCAGGAAGCTTGCCAGGGCCGGTTGAGCAGCATACTGGGATTGTGTGTTATTATTATTCCATGCCGTCTGTGAATTGGCTTGTCCTGCGGCTTGGTCAGCAAGGCTCACACCACGCTGTTTAGTTCCCCACTGAATAGCATCAGCAGATACACCATTGGCTCGTGCCTCTTGAAGATAGCGATCCACAGAGGATGGATCCGTCTGTTGAGCCAGACCAGACAACCAGTTCTGGTCAGTTGATTTCTGATTCTCTGCGTTTACCCGATCGATGTTTGCCCGACGATCAGCTCCGAATTTACCAAGAGCATCACTGAGACCTCCGATACCATTGCTCAAGAGGTCTGCTGCATTTCGTTGAGAAGCGGATGAAGCAGCAAAGTTGGGAGCCGATACATCGCGCCAAGTCAGTGGACCAGCCATTATAAAATCCTCAATTTATTATCTATAAAATCAATTCTGACGACGAAGCTTGTTCTTGTCGATATAAGCCTGAGCATCCTGAGCAGAACCACCTTCGATCTGACCACGAGTTCGTGTGCGATCCTCAAGAGTTGTGTTGTATGACTGGATCTGGTTCGCCAAGTTGGTGTCGGTGACATCTTTCTGGAAAGCGAACTGCTCTTTAGCTAGCTTGTTGGATTCCCAAGCCTGCCAGAGATTACCAAGCGTTTGTATACCTTCGAGGGCAAGCTGTCCTGTACCGACGTTCCAACCCAGACCGGTGGAATTACCTGAACCATCTTTACTGGATCCAGGAGTCTTTAGTTGAGGAGCACTGACACTACGGTAGTCTAGACCACCTGGAATATTCCATGCATCAGAGGTATTGGCCTGTGCTGCTTGAAAATAGGAACCAGTTGGGTTGGACGCACCTTGTTTACCGAAATCCATCATTGGTGTGTTGGAGTTATATCCATAATTTGGTATTTGAAAGCCTGCCATTTGTGTCACCTATTATTAAGTAAATGCGTCTGGGAGAGCCAAACTGTAATCAGGGAATTCATAGAGGAGTTCTCTGGACATCTCTGCAATTTCACTTCCGGACATAAGTGTCCGGGTAAGAAAAGTGTCAGAGCTCTCGGCAATCGGGCCTTGTGTAGAGTCCACAAACATCATTGGATCGATCAGACCACCACCATAACCGAATTCCTCAAAATATGCTTGTTGTATTTCATTTGATTCTTTGGCCATCTTCTTGGAATAATCATCCCAGTCACTTTGCATACCCATTGTGTCTGCACTAATCATGTCCGAAATGGCTCGACCAGTGGCATCAGTCAACTTCAGTAGATTATCTACACGGAGTAACTGATCCCAATGCATCGATATAGAGGTACCATTTTGGAGAGATGCGGAGATGTTACCAGCAAGGATCATCAAGACTGCGCCGATAATCTGACCAATTGGACCAAGAGAACTGGCTAACCTTGAGACGATCGTGCTCAGGATCAAGGCTGCCATTGCATTGACAACAGCTCCGACAATTGCCGCGGTAAGTCCTACGAAACCGAGTGCTGATCCAACAGCAAGATGGGCGCCTAACAATCCAAGACCAGCACCACCGGTGAGGACAACACTGGCAATGGCAATCACAATGACGAGTAGAATTCTAAAGATACCGCTCTGATACCACTTGGTCTTCTTGGCAACATAGGAGTTGAATACGATAAACACACAGGCAGTTGCCATCTGCGTTGAGTCAACCAATGGGACTTCACGCCAGGTGTCATAGTGAAGCGGTACAATGAACCCTGACTCGTCAGCATCTTCTAGAGCAGTCTTTGCACTTGTGACAGCTGCTCTACCGGCATAAATATAATTACGATGGATAAGACCTATGATCTCGAGCCATGTGTAGGAACCATCATCTACCTGATGATACAGTCTTATTTTCTCATATAGACCTGGTTCAGATACTGTACTGCCGCCATTTTGTGCCGTGTAGACTGTCTGGGTAATGGTGTCTGTCCCGATATATTCGAACCAGTAATCACCCTTCTTGGCTCCAATCTTAGCAAGACCAGTGCCTGAACCATTGGTAATAAATGACCACTCTATACGAACATCAAAGTGGGAGTTGACTGCTCCGTCACCATTGATGCGAATACGGTTGACTGGCATGGATGCAAAAGAGGGACGTGATGGTTCTGGATCCGGATCACGACCTGAGCTTGCAAAAGGATTGTTGACCCAAGCCAACCAGGCATCAAATGTGGCCTGTTGTGAAATCACATCTGCTTGCCAAATTGAATAGGTACTTGGACCTCCAGCCTGTGATAGCTGCAGTTTCTCAAAGAACGTGTAGAGATATTTTTTGCATGATTTCTCAACGACATTCAGGGACACACCAAACGTAACGTAGGCATGGTCAATGTCAGCCAGATTATCATTGTCTTCCAGATCAGCGATGAGGGAGTCAAACTTCCCACCGGTGGCTTTCTTATAGGCACGCTTCACCTGGGCGTAAGCGTCAGGTAAGTAGGTCTCAGAGAGGAACTCGTTTTCGATCCGGATCGGTAGGAACGGGAAGAAATCCCCATAACTTGTCGAAGCTGTAACCAACGCATCCAGATCGGTATTCCCCGATCCAACCTTATAAATCAACAACTGAGTAGCGTCATATTCCCGGTAGGTGAATTCCTGGGTATCAATACGATACGACTCTTCCACACCATCGTCATACTGGTGCATCGTCTCCACAAGGGTAATGACTTGGTCAGAAGTACCTGTGGCACTGCGACGTTCATATACCCGGTATATCGTAGGAGTAAGGACTTCACTGAGGAGAACCCAGTCAACACCACTGGGATAAACATCCCCACCCGTCAAAATAATAGTATCACCAGTGACGAGAGCACTGGTTGATTCACCATCAACCAGACCATAATAGGCATAGACATACCGCGCTTCATAATCGAAGTTTACAGGGGTGATTGTTGTTGTGGAGATATCTGCAAAGGTGATCAGTATCTCATTTAGAGACTCTGAATAGTCAGCAGTCCATGCTGTGTCTATATCAGCTGGACGGTTTACCATCACCCATTGTCTTGCCCATTCTTCAACTTCAGCATAGCCAACTCTGGCTGTTTGAACCCAGACGGTCTGACCAACACCTGGAGTAATGGCACTTGCCACAAGCGATGCATTGAGTGCTCCATGGATCTCCAGGGAACCAGTTGGAAGACCCACCTCTCCGTAGTTATCTGGATCAGTCGACCACCGGTAAAAGTTCCTGAGTTTGATACCAGGACCACCTAGATACCCATTGTTCAGGGTCGATGAAATGCTTTCCTTGGTTCCCGACAAGACATTCCTGACCACCAGGCTCTTCATGTAATGTGGTCGATTCGCTTCTTCGCCGGCCATGTTATAGACGACGGAGTCGACGGCGATAATAGTGCCCATCAGCGTACTCCGTTAAGATCTATTATGGGGTGAGGTTGAGATTGGTTCTCAGGATTGTCAGGACTTCATCAAGCTCGGCATTGGTAAAGTTGGTTGGAGCCAACACACCTTCATCGATTGTCTTCTGGGTGATCCATGCATCCGAGAAGATCTTGGCTGCCTTGGTCTCTGCATCACGCTGATAGGAAGTGATCTGCTGTGTGTAGAGGTCCTTCTGTTTACCGACAGAACCAGTGATTGTTGTTACAGCATCAGAGCGTGTATCCAATGTCTGTGAACGCTGGACTTCAGCCTGTTCAGCCAGAAGGGTTGCCTGCAAAGGCAAGATCGTAGCATTGGTGTAATCGAGACCTTCACCCTGTTTGACCATGTTCCCGTAGGTGGCGTCTTCAGTGGAGATCTTCATCTTGGTCAAGCCGTAATTGGCTTCAGCGATCGCTGCCTCAAACTTGGACCTGGAGAGAACCACACGAGTTGTTTCAAGCTCCAGACGTGCCCGAACTGCTTCAGCTTCGGCCGCACGAGCCTGCTGTTGAACCATGAGGGCTTGCCAATATGTGGCGTCCTTGGAGAGCAGTACCTGGGTAGAGGTCTGTAGGGCTGCCGTAATGATACCTACATAAGCCTTGGTGTATTCAGCACCAGATATACGATTGGCTTCGTATTCGACCTTCAGGTGTTTAACCAGACTGGTCATCAACTTATCAAAAATACCGGTGCCATTCACAACACCTATTGTCAGGTCATCCATGTCGATCGGATTAATGACCGCATAGAGAGCACCTGATGCCAGTGGCTGATCAAACAGCACACTGGACAAGTCAATGTCGGGAATGGTGAAAGACTTGCCAGTCGTCAGGGTAGCCAACATTGAATTGGATAGAACGTCAGCGCCTGTTGCAGTAGCAACCATTATCTTACTCCATTCCCGGTATTAACTTGATAATCAAAGTTTGATTATCTTTATTCCATGCCCTTTGAAGCTGCCTGTGCAGCTGCGAGATCCGCCAATTGCTTGGTGGTCAAAGGAGGAAGGATTTCCAATGCAAACTCACGAGCCATACCGGACTCAACAATGGTTCGGCCACGGCTGTCCTTGCGGGTCTTGATGTTCAGGAACTGCCGGGACTTGAGCTGATTGTAGAGAATATAAGGCACATGATAACCGTTATCAGTTGCCTCACCGAAAGGAATGAACTTCTTCACCGTACCAAGAACACGGTTACCAACGGTGATGATCTCACCAGGAAGGTCTTTCTTCTTGGGATCCAGATTGGTAATCCGAAGACGAACAAGACGCATCTGCTCAGCAATCATGATTTCACGATCGGACTTCTTACGAGCCACAGGAGCAGCGATAGAGGAAGCAACTTCAACAGCCTCTGGCTCATCTTCATCTTCGACAACTTCGTCTACGGCTGCAGCTTCACCCTCGAGCTGGGTCTTGATCTTGGATCGCAGTGCATCGATACCGATGTTGTTGGAAAATACGATACCCATGAGCTTGGCTCGGGTCTTCAACATATCGATTTCAGAGACCTGAACTTCAGCTTCCTCAACTGGTTCAGCAACTTCAACCTTCTTGGTTTCTGTGGTGGATTCATTGGCGGTTTTCAGCACATCCTTGAAGAGGTTATCGGACGATACCGCGGTCTTTGAAGAGTCAGACATATAGGTTTCCTTGAAAATTTATTGGTTGTTTCAGGCTTAGAAAAAAGGGGAGAGAGTGTGCCTCTCTCCCCTTGGTTTTACTCAGTGGTCTTTATCAGACCGGTGCGACTGTCTTGATCAAGCCGATGCGTTCAGGACGCTTCAGCAGGATACCGTAGTACCACTTGATCGAACTGAAGCCGGTTTCACCGTAAGGATCATTCCGGTCGGCAGTTTCCTTGCCAGGCATTTTGGTCATGACCGAGAACTTCACGGTCTTGCCATCAGTCTGGAAGCCGATGGTGGAGAACGAGTCATCGCCAACAACCAGCATCGGGAAGACGTCGTACTCAGTACCAGTAACCCGATAACCAGGGTTGGTCGACTCGGTGGCACCAACACCAGCCCAAGACAACATTTCCGGAACCAGAACGATGCGGAAGGCATCGATCGTACCGATTTCACCATTCAGAATGGTGCCGGCATCACCGTACTGCTGGATCGGGATGAACGCCTGATTGGAGAACAGGTCGACCATGCCTTTCAGAGTAGGAAGCAGTTCCGAACCAACAAACATGACGCGAGCGCCAGGAATGGTCTTGGTATCGATCATCCGCGAACCGGTGATCACCTTGGTCTGCTTCGGGGTACGGTTGTCCGTCAGGGTCTGGTCGAGACGCATCAGATCCGAGTAGTCAACGATTGCAGCGCCTGCACCTTCGGCAGTGACGTTAGCGTCTGCCGTAGCTGCACCAGCATAAATAGTGACACCAGCACCGGCCAGGAGATCCTTCTGGAGGACAGCTTCGGTAAGCTGAGTGGCGCCATTCATCAGTTCGCGGGACAGATGATCCTTCAGGCCATCATCGGAATCGAAGTCCAGGCTTTCAGCCGTGAATTCGGTGAAGAAACCGAACTTGGCAATCGAGCCTTCACGCGAAATACGAGTGAAGCCAACACGGTTGACGCGGCCACCATTTTCGCCAAGCACTGGTAGCTTGGAGGTGATCGTACCAATGTCCTTGGACGAACCATAGAGATTACCATCGGCAAGAGTAGCACCGGAGGCATCAATACCCATGTCGTTGACGTTGCGTTCGTCGAGCAGAGGCACGTATTCATAGACCTTGATGGTCTTACCGAAGTGCTTCGGCATGTTGACCGTCGAAGCCAGTGGCATGAAATACTGCTCTTTACGGGCTTCGATGAGAGCCTTCTTGAGCCAGAAGAAAGTGGCCATCTGTGTCGAGCCGGCAGCGTCGATATCAGATCGAGTGCCGTTGGGGGCGTTGTAGTTCAACATTTGGAAATCTCCTCAACCGGCTCTGTGTGTCTTAAAAATCAGAGGCGGTTCTCAAATTGCTTCATGAAAACGTCGTCCGCCATTTCCAGCGGGTTAACGGTGGCACCGGTTTTGCGACTTCCACTTGTCTTGGTGGATGCTGCAGCTGCGGCTTTTGCACCATTTTGTACCTGGGCCTTTGGAGCTGCTGAACGTGTGGCGATCACTTGGGGCTGCGAGGTATCCCTCGACTGGTTCTGGATCTGCGCTTCTTGTCCTTCAAGGATCTTAAAACCACCAGTTTCTTGGAGGTGATCCCCTGCAGTCTTGTAGGCTTGTAGAAATGGCGTGTTATTTGAGATATGTCCGAGGAGTTTCTGGCGGTCTACTTCAGCTGCAATCTGGTCATATAAACCATTATCGCGCTGAGTTTGGATGACGCTTAGAATCTGCGGCTGATCCCAGAGAGCAGATTTACTCTCCTGGTCCCACGTCTGGTTGATCAACTGAAGCGTTTCTTGGCCGGTGTCGTGTCCTTGGACGTCCGACAATACTTCCTGAAACGCCATCTCTTTATCACTGACAGAGTGGCTCTTAGGTCGGTAAGATACATTATCTTCCATGTTAAGATCAAGTGGGTCGATACCACTATCTGCGATTATCTTTCTAATCGCTTCTGGATTTTTCTGATTAACTTCAATCAGAAGAGACAAACGATCCTCATCGAGGAGTTCATTCTTCTCCAACATACGAAGAACTTTGAGGTGTGGTTGGAGTTCTTGAATCTTGCGACCATAGCCGGCACCCATCTGCATAAGACGGACTGCTTCTTCAGGTGTCTTGAGTTCTATCCTGCGTCCGTTCGCTTTGAATGGCGTCATGATCTGCTTGTAGAAAGCTTCATGGTCGATGGGAGTTTCTGTGACCACACCTTCAGCCACAGACTTGGGTGTGACTGGTTCTTCTGCAGGCTTCGTCTTGTCGTGCTCAACCTTGGCTTCGGCGTTTTCAGTATCGGTTTTTGTGGTATCGGGTTTGAATTCTGTCCACTTGTCTTCAGGTTCAGCACCCTCGACAAGTCCTTCGTCGACTTCGGTGACTGCGTCACCTTTGTCGTCTTCAGCCTTGTCGTCGGGCACTTCACCTTCGACTTCATCATCTGTTGATGTTGGAATTTCTTCTTTATTTTCATCGACTTGAGCCGTATCTTCGGAATCAGTAGAAGCAGGAGTTTCCCCCTGCCCCTCTTCTTCCTTGGCTGCAACCACTGGGGAATCATCCGGTGAGTTGATGTTCAGGAAGTCCTCATCAGACATCCCGAGAAAGTCCTTTTCGGTTGCAGCTGCCATTGGATTATTCCTCCCCTTCGATCGCACGCATCTCGTCTAGCGTTCGGTGCGCTTCAGGAAGATCACGCTCTGCATGGGCGCCCATCTGAACGATCATTGAGAGATAGCGTTTGGCATGACCTGTGGCCTGAGCCATGTTCAATGCGTCTGCACGCTGAGCAGTATCCAGGGAAGGATCGGCCGAAAGTTGAACCAGACGAGCTGCTTCCGAGACAAAATATTCCTCGGTGAAAAGCTTCTTGAACTCGCGATTACCAAAAAGCTTGATCGCCATCTGACGACGCACAACAAGTTCTTCAGCGGATGCAATGTCCTGTTCGAGATGTTGAATATCCGACATTATGTGTCCTTTAAGTGTGGATTATCTTTTAACATTTTTATGTTTATCGGCGAGTTAATCATTGGTCAAGAACCAAATTAATCAATATTTGATTATTTTGATAATATTATCCGACATTATCTAGAGGATTACCCATCTGTTTGCTCAGTGCGTTGTAGCCAACAGCTGCCTCAACATCAGGTCGGCTTTCATCAAACTTCCGACTTTTCAGAAGAGATTTGGTCACTTCGAGATTCTGGTTACCGGTGGACTGTGCAGTCTGCTTTTCCAGATCTCTGGCGTGCTTGGTTCCACTCTCCTGCTCTACAGAGTCGAGAGCACCCTGTTCAGCCTTGACACCAACTTCTTGTGCCTTGGCCTGGTTGAGTGCTGTCTTGGACTGGATCTCTTCGATCTCAGCCTGGAGCTTCATGACCTCCATCTCTTTGATCTTCTCGGCTATGGGGTCTGGTGTTGGCTCAAACTTGGAGATCTTCTCTTCCAGTTCAGGCATGCGCTTGAGCTTTGCAATCTGCATCAGGATCAACTTGGTGATCCCGAAATCCATGTTGTTACCCATGGTCTGGAGCATGAATGCCAGATCTGATGCCTTGGCAGCGTCAACTTCCGCGGTAGAAATATCGACCTCGAGATCGAACTCACCAGCAACACTGGACAGGTCCTCACGATTGATCGTGATGAACTTCTCATTGGTAACTCGGACCACTTCCTTCTCGGAGAGGAACTCGGCATTCATGGAGATGATCTTTTTACCAATCATGACCAGGCCACCAGCCAGACGTCTCAGGATTGCCATCTCACGTTTGGATGCAGCGTCAAGAATTCCCTTGATGCCGGCAGCCACATCGCCATAAGCATTGCCAGACAGGCCACCAGAGAAGGCTTTCACACCTGTGAGGGCTTCGGCTTCCTGGTTCTGCAGTTGCAGCATGGCCATAGCTGACTGAGGAATCTCTGGGTATTTGTGCTCGATGATGCCCATCTGAGGGCTCAGGTTCGGATTGAACTCGTAATCCTGCCCAGACTCATATCGACGCTTGTTGACGACATCGAGCATGCCCTTGGCAAAGCCCTGCTGTGAGTTGGCTGATCGACCCAGAAGGTCAATCATACCACGGGATACAGCACCCAGGATCTTCTGGTTATCTTCCAGAAGTTCAGCATCTGGTTCACCCAGAACCTGGCGCTTGACCGGCATATAGGGAGCAACCACAAAAGGTGGCCTACCATCTGGATAGGGGTTTTCTTCTAGACGAACCAGAATACCCTCGACCCATGTGGCTACGATCGGAACCAGTGTTCCATCTTTATGGATATCATAATCACCCCAATATTCATGGGCTACAACACGCTTACGCAGGTTGTCCTTGAAGTTGAAATTGATGTCGCTGGACTGGGGTGCATGGTTCGAATCCAGAACCGTCGTAGCACCTTCCCAGTTGACGTATTTCAAGTTCTTGTAACGGTTTGGCTCTTTCTTCAACTCAGCCTGTGACGTCTCGAATGAGATGATCACAAATCCTGCCTTCTCCAGATCACCACCACATGAGGGATCAAAGTATAGGTTTTCCAAATTGATGACACTCAGAGTCGGGCGATTGTCGAGAGGCTTCTCAACTTTGATGACGTCCACACCAGTCTGTGAAGCAATGTTAGGTTGCCCACTTTCTTCAAAGAAGGCAACTGCAGCCTGGATTGCAGGGTCTACATCTTCATCAAATACACGAGGGTTCTCCTCTTTCAGAGTGATAGCAGCCTCGAGCTGTTTGATCTCTTCATCTGAGGTAGGTTGACTGTAGGTCCAGATCGGGACTTCTTCATCGACCTCTGTTGTGATCCGGTTCCATCCGACACGAACGACAGCTGTGCCTTCGTCTACGCAGGAGCGAACGTAATTGTCGATGAAGCTGACACGATTTAGCTTTGTGCGGAACTGCCAGTTGAGCATGAGCTCATTTTGACGAGCTGATTCAGCATCCTCAAATGTGGTTGGCTTGACATCAAACAGCTTGCTGGAAGAGTTGAAAGGTTCTGTAAGAGCCGAATAGCGCCACTCTGCTTGTCGACGAATGAGCTTTGGCTGAACCTGGGATCGGCCGGCAACCTTGGGAGGCTTCGCTGAACCAGTGACGTTGGTCAGATCGTTCCAGCGTTTCACATTCAGGACAAAGCTGTCATGAGCTGGTCTGGATGCCTCTAGATCATCTTGTAGAACCCTAGCTGTGGGCTCATTTTCCCACTCAGTCAGCTTCGGTGCCGTAGACGGATCGATCGGCAATTCCTGCGTGTCAGTATTGGAGTCCATCATGAAATGCCTATCTAAAAATTAATCAGTGAATGCGACGGCAAGCTCTAAGTTTGTCTCTGTCATCCAAGCTCTTCGACAAGAGCAGACCGAGGGCTGAACCAGGGGTAAGGTCCGCAAGTTCTTTGGCTGCCTGAGCTTGTATTTCTTTTGTAATCTCAGCTGGCTTGGGACAGCTAGTAGCTGCCGTCACGCAACCGCTTATCAACATCAGAAGCGGTAGTATCACGACGATCGATTTTCTCATACTCAATCTCCCGTTTATCTTCAATATCTTTAACTCTTTTTGAGTTATTGTCTCGTTCTATTTTCTTTCCTAGTAAAAAGATTATAGAGATAATCCCAGCAATTCCTACAGGAAAGGCAAAACGTCGACCCAGATAATGATGAATAACGACGAAGGCTATCAGGATCGGTAATGCCCACACTATAACCGACCAGTAATTCATTATCCAGTTAATCATTATATAAGCCTCTTTAATAATATTATATTCAAAACCATTCAGTAAATCTGGCTCTCTGTCCAAGTGTCGGGTGGTAGACAAAACACTCGACAGCCTGACGGTTGATGTAACCATTTCGGTCGTGCCAACCATCTGGTGGAGAAGGAGATCTGACAGACTCTATGTTGAGATTGGCGCCCTCGAGTTGGGAGTTGCCGCTGACCATGGCTGTCATACCGTTGTGGTCTTTCTCTCGCAGGTAAGTGATCTCACCCCTGGTCTTGCGATCCTTGTGGTGGACATGATGCAACAACCAGTAGAGGTTGTTGCACTCCGAGATGTGCTGACGGGCTTCCTTCATCATCACACCGAGGAGCTTCTCTTCCTTGACACCGTCACCGTGAGTGAGACCCAGGAGATTGCTCTCGAAGCGGTAATATTTTCTATGGGCTTCAGAGATATTATAGTCGGTAGCCTTGATCCTGGTATTGGTTCTCAGTCTGCCGGCCACTGTCTGGGTCAGAGCCCAACCCATCATCCAGTCATGATTAGACATGCAGTGAATCAGATCAACATCAGTGAACGTGGACACATGTGTGATGGCTTCTTCAAGAGCAGATGACGCATCCTGGAATCCCTGGAAGATGGTTCCGTCTGTGTCCTGGAAGGTTCCTGACGTCGTTGTCGATCGTGGATTATCAACGTGGAGTATGTCGTTACCCATGACAAACAAAGTACGACCTATGCCCATAGGCTTGGCCATTCCCATCAAAGCCTTAGTGCCCTCGATAACTCTGTGTCGGGCAACTTCGCGGTTATATTCGTAACCGGTCTCGGTTCTCACACAAAGCTTCAGGAAATGGACATCTGCAAGATCAATGACCAGCAGATGCTCTCCACCATTGTATGTTCTTGGCTCCAGCTTTGCCCTCTTCGGTGAGGCATAGGTGACAGCGTCTCGAACCATATCGAAGACCGAAACATCTTTTCCACTCTTGGGGTTCTTCACAAAGAGTGAGTAGCCATTTCCGTTCTCGTCTTTGGCCAGCTTCCAGAAGTGAGAGAGGTTATCTGGATCCGCAATACCTCCGGCTGCCGCAGCAGCCAGGATTGCTGGATCGGTTTGTTTTTCAGGCTGACTCAACGCCCTTCTGACAGTGCCCCTATGCACTCCAGCCTGTCGGGCAATCTCAGTTATATGAGGCTTGTTGTTATCCTTGAGTACAGTCCTAGACAGGTTCCAGATCCTGTCACGGGTTTCTGAGGTGATGTTGCTTGCTTGATAAGTCATTCACCGTCACCCTCTTTAGTGGTGATAGTGAATATGTTTGAAACTTCTCGAATACTCTTACCAAGAAAAGTCCATGTAGTTTCAACACGGTATCTTCCAGGATAAAGGTGACATAATTTGCCAGACCACCATTCCAAATCAAGATCTATTGGTAGTTTATTTTCCGAGGAATAATTGTTTCTATCTTTTCCGCTACACTCAGGAATTAAGGTAAAATACCCGTCTCTAAATTCTTCTACTTCAACTATCCAATCAGCAGTGAACGGTCTGAATATAGACCTAGTTACCAGCATGGGTGGGCTAGTACCAACATTGGTGTCGGATACATAAACACTAGATACTGTCATCCAGTAAGATGAAGGCAAAAAAGAATTAATATTAGAATAGCTTATAAGAACAATCCAACCAATTATAATCCATTTCCACCAAGTTTTGTCAGATACATTATATGAAGTAATCATTTGTTGTTTCTCCAATCCTTGATTAGCTTAATAATTCCAGCAGGATCGGTGGGTAGATGATCTACAAAAGCCAGAAGCCACTTTATAACCCCCATAGATGTCATAGTCACAAGTGCTGCTAACGCACTAACCAATGATAGTTGATCACCTATGTTGAGAATTTCAGCTATCGGAGCAGTGAAAATTACAGTGCATCCTAGTGATGTGAACACCAAAATTGAGCTCTGTTGCAGACCCTCATAAGGCGAAGATATAACTCTTATGATAAGTGCTATAATTACAGCTGCGTAGAACTTGAGTTGGTCTTCATTCATGACCACACTCCTCTACTAATATTTTGTTTCTATTACGCACGCGCTTAATCCTCACGTATTATCAAGATAATATTTTGGGGTTTAAGACAGCGATTGCTGAAATTGGAGAGCACCACTGAGTTAATGAAGGGAGTTGTTAAACTGCCTTTTTCATATCCTCATCTCCGCGCTTGCGGAGGTATTCAGTCATAACCCCTTGGACGATCATGAAGATCGGAAACCATTTACCGAAGAGACCGGTAAACAGGGTTGGTTCCACATTGACGGCTACTTCCAGTACCGTGCCCAGGAATACCTGGGCACGAGCAAGGAAGATCGTTTCGCTGTGTTTGAAGAACTTCTTGGTCTTTGACCACATGGTTCAACCCCCACAAAATACGCTGATGAGGTTACAAGGGATGTTCGAGAACCATTCCCAGAACGTACCAACCACGACACCAAATGTGACGACTGCAGTTGCACCTACACCAGGAGAAACTGTCGACTTTGGTTTGTTGGTTGGATGAGTCATCTCCGGGTAATCCTTTGGCGCCTGGTCGATGACTTGTGGTGGTTCGTAGAAGACACCATTCCTCAAGCTATCAAGCACCTTCTCCACGGTCTCAGGAGAGGTCAGGGACTTGTTGACCCTGTCGCCGGCATAGAAGCTCTGACCGCGTGTGACCTGCCTGTGCTGGCCTTTGGTTGATGCCAGGACTGGGAAGCTTGCCCACTCCATGGAGAGACGCTTGCCAAACTCAGTTCGACTGATCTGACCTGCCATGAACTTCAGATAACCGCGGCGTATCAGCAGGTGGTAAGCCAGACGATCCTGAAGGTCACCATTGAAGATCTGGCCAACTCGTAGACCGAGTTCCTTCTTGAGACCGTTCAAAGTCGCATACATGAACTGAGGTGCGCCCGTAGCCGAGGAACCATGTGCCTTGGACCAGCCCATCTGAGCCGACTGGACTTCACCCAGGGACATACTGGTCAGAGGCTTGGCCAGCTTGTATTGCTTGTTGGCGTAGATCACCTCATAGCATTCAGGTGCTGACTGGGAGGTCTCGGTCTGGTAAATGAAGTTCAGCAGCTTGGCTGCCGGAATCGGAATTGTCTTGTCCATGAGATATCTCGCTTAATATATTATTGATGATTAACATAAATCATATTCATAATAACAATGCACGGATTATTAAATAAATAACTGGTTATCCGTTGTTCGACAGAGAAGTCGCCTGCACCACAAGGGTGGTTGTCCATCCCATCAAACCAATGCAGTCGTGCTGCTCTAGGACCTGAACACCTGATCCGTTAAGCCAATGGGCTGTACGTGCGGTGAAACTGCGCATTAACCTTTGGTGCGCCCTACCCGTTATTTGACATTTCCCATGCCTGCTTCAGTGCCGTGGCACCTGTTCCAATCATCCCAACAACGTCGTTGGTATTGAGTGTTTCATTGGTCGAGCCGTTCATATAGAATGCTGACCTGTCTATCGTGACAGCCCCGGCTCCATAAGAATAAAACGTGTATGTCTTGCCGATGACTGCATTGGTACAGGTCTGAATGGTGCCGGTTGTACCATAGGCCAAAAACACAGCATCAACGCCTGCCAAGTTTACATTTGTCCCGGACGATTGCGTCAGAACAACAGGTTCACCCTGCACCCGCTTATATGTAGGAGTGTATCCTGCACCGGAATATAAGAGCGTCCCGACAGGCACACCGGTCACGCCCTCTATGGCGAGATATTCGGGTGTAGCTGTGCCAGTGGACAAGGTTTGGACAAGCCCGACAGCGCCGACTGCTGCAATTTCAAAGTGTGTATTTGAAATCCGCAAAGACGACGCATACGACGCCGATGCACTGTCCAGATAGATTGGTCGTGTCTCCTGGTTCATGACGAAGTTACCGCCACGAATGATGTACTCAACCGGGGCCGCAGCGTCCGACTGTGTATTCAGGTGGAAGCTACCAAACGATGCCCCGCCTGCGTTCTTACTGGAGAAGCCGTTGCAGTCGATCACCTCATGCCGACCACCAACGATTTCCGTTGCGTACACCATGACAGTTCCGGTTGAACGGTATTGCCGGATCATGCAGTTATCCAGCTTTGAATGCAGACCAGAAAGCGCAGCGGAACCGTTTATCTCACAGTTGTCATAAAAACATTCTTGAGTATTCCCGTGCATACCAGCCGCGACACTTGCGCCCGTCGCTTCAACAAGGCTGTCGCGGAAACCGCATCTATAATTCTGCGTCGAACCGGGAACGCTTTCGCCACCGATATCCCCACCGGTCCATGTCCCACGACCTATGCTGTCTGTGACCACAACATCTGTGGAATTGGCAATCAGTATCGGGTACTGATCCGTCAGCGCAGCATTATCCATGTTGCCAGACGCGATGATCCGCGTCGGTGTCAAATCCATGCACTGATCAAATTCGATACCCGTGCCATAAGCCTTATCGATCTTGATGTCGTCAATCTCGGCCCCGGCAGCACGGAAGACCTTAATTGCCGTCCACTTGATTGTGTCCACAATTGCATCAGAGCAATCGAGCTTGAACCCACCAAACTTGCCACCCCACTTGTGTACCTTGTAAGCCCGTATACCTGTGCCGTAGGTATAGGTGCCAAGCATACGCCCGGATAGGAAAACGGAATTTCCGTTAACGCCCATCACATAATGACGTTCGCCACGGAAGTAGTACGTACGGTATGCACTGAATGATGATGAGTTGCCATCAAAAATGCACACCTCATCACCTGCAACCAGACCATGCGCAGACCCAAAATCGAGTTGCTGAACATCAATCCCCGTGCCCGTGTAGGACGGAAGCTCAGTCATCTGATAGTTGTTGCCATCGGCACAAGTCATGATCATGCGCCCGCCCATGTACGTAGCCGCTAGGTCAGAATAATCGGTGTCAGCATCGAAATTCGCTGTGCCAAGCGTGGTCACATCGGAGCCAAGTCCTACAAGTTCGACATTCGCAGGTTTGATTACTCCTCCAGCCGGAAGTTGTAGAGTACCTCTCTTGTTTATCTCGACGGTTCCGCCACCACTCGCCGAAGCAACCGCCATGGCAACACGAATGTCATCGTTGAATTCACTCGTCTTGAAGAGGTCACCATTTTTCCGGACTCTCAGCCAGGCGCCAACACTACCATCTGTGGCCAGTCCAGAACCGACGCCGGGTGCGATGTAGCTTCCTTGAGCGGTGTCGAGGGCGACAGATGCAGAAAGATTGGAACCATCCCAAACGAACTGGCCTTCACGCCCCGCTTCTTTCAAGAAAGCCTGTGCTTTGATCGTCGGGTCCATTGCAGCGATAGTTGCCCGATCGGCCGAGAATGAATTCGTCGTAGCATCCACTACTGCGGCCACGATATCACCTGGCTGCACTGCTGTGTCTGCCTTGGCTCCCTGCAGAGCAGTGGCGTAGTTTGCGGCTGGAGTGTAGGCAGCTGTACCGAGAGCACCTGGTTGAACAGCCGTGTCGGCTTTCGCTCCCTGAGCTGCTGTAGCGAAAGCACTTGCATCCTGGAGAGCTGTATCAGCCTTTGCTCCCTGAACTGCAGTCGCGAAATCCTCAACAGCAGACTGCGACGCTGAACCAAGGTTGAGAGCGGTAATGTCCGCTGGTTGGACCGAGCTTGTTGCCAGGACGCCTTCAGGGGACGCTGTGATCGTACCAAGCACAAACACTTCCAGGGTCTCAGGCGCCACTTCAGGGGCTGACATGATCCCAGTACCAGTCAGTGTGACCAGTTCGTCACCAGCTGCGTCTCCGGTGTCGAAATAGATGCTGCCGGTCTTGGCCCCAGTAGTGAGAGGATTGAATGTCATCCGAGCTGCGAAGCTCTCACCCGCCAGGAGAGTTGCCGGCAAAGTTGACTTCAGAGTGAACTCACCCTCAAGGGTCGAACCATAGATGTTGATCGGCCCATAACCGACATTGGTGATGGTGATCACCTGGGAGTTGGACTCATAGGTCTGACCGGTTTCACCGAAATCCAGGGTGGAAACCGAGAGCTGCACATCCTCCTTGACCTTACCATAAGGCATGTCACGGATACGTCGACTGGACAAATCTACATCCTGGTCAATGAAATCCTGGAGAGGAGTGTAGCCATCCATTTTTGGATCGTTCAGGTCAATCGCCATATCTGCACCTTATTAATTAATAATATAAAATTATATTATGATTTATTTTTAACAGATTGCATTATTACTAACAATTAATGTTTTTATAAAATAAAATCATGTTTTCTTTCCGCATAGCAAAGAGCCTCGCAGTTGCAGGATGTGCTTGTAGCGATGCGCTTGATTGGTCGGCGGCTAGGTCGTTTACTGACTAGGCTCGTGATATTTCATAGGCCAGATCGGTCGCACCTATCTTGTCCAGCATCAAAGTCAGGATGCCGGGGCCGGAGTAGTTCGTCCCGCCAAGTCCAAGCTGCGCGGTGCTCTGAAAGGTGGTGTTGGCGTTCACCAAGTTGAGATAGACAACCTTGCCCGTGGGGTTGTCTGCTGCAACGATCTGAACGGTCGTCGCCACCGATGCATTGATGTCAAAGTAGTTGCCTTCAGGCAGCGTCAGCTTGTTGGCAACGACATTCGCTTGGGTTAGCGTAGTGCCTTTCTTGACCGTCAGAAACCCTCCGAGCAGACCTTGTGACTGCTCTCCTGAAATGAGGGCCTGACTAAACCCGGCCAAGGAAACGCCTGTGTTGTTGAATATCTGAGCCCCGGTAGACCAGGCGACCGGGTCAAAATCGTTGTCGAGGATCGAAAACCTTGGCGCTGAGGTGCCTTCCAGCAAAATGCCGAACTGTCCCGATGCTCCAGGCTGTGCAATGATCTTGTTCTTGTGGACTACCTTGAGGTTAGCGTTGCTGCGCACCTGGATGCCGACAGCACCGACATTATCTGCAAGAGACACCGTATTGCTCTCGATGACGTTGCCGAAGTTGGCGGCTTCGTTGTCCACGATGCCCACGGCGTAACCATCAAACATGAAGTTGTCAGAAACAGTCGTGTAGTTCGTGTCTGACATCGAGATGCCATTACCGCCGTCGCAGCCCTCGAAATAGTTCTTCGTGACCGTGCCTCCGCGAACGCCGATGAGGGTCATGCCGTTGAAGGTAAAAGCGCATTCGCAATTTGTGATTTCAGGCTTGAAAATTGCACCACCGGCTCCGTCGAGTGTAAAGCCGTTCCTGAACCCTCTTGCCGTCAACCCCCTGAACCGGAACAGGCCCGAATCCCGAACCGAGTCGAAGTTGTATGCTGTACCCGTTCTCGCGCCTGCTGTGCCCACGGCTGCAAGCCAATCTCCGTTCATCGCATAGCCGTTCTCGACCTCTACAGTTGCGGCGTACTCGATTTTGATGCCGTCGCCCGTGCCGCGCTGATACACGCTGAACTTTCGTATCCGGCTCAAGCCATAAAAGTGCCTCAGATGCACGACAGGAGTTGTCGATGTTCCGTCGAAGCGAATACCCTCGATTTCCAACGTGCCGCCGCTGGAGGGGACCGGCCCCTGCAAGTCCTGATACACGGGTGCATCTGTAACGCTGCGGATACACGTACCGAACTCGTTCGTCTGAACGAACGGCTCACCATAACCTACACCGAACACCCGGAAAGTCTTGCCGCGCAGATCATCTCCAGGAATAGCGTCCGACCGACGATCCCCACCTTTGTAGACGATGCCAGTTGTCAGATAATGACCTTCTGGAATGAAGAAGTCCGCGCCGGAATCAAACGCTGCATCATGCGCAACCTGCAACAATCCACCGTCAACAGTTGGTGAGAACGGCACGTTGAACTGCGCGGCTGAGATGACCCCTTGGCTGTCTGGGAGAGCGTACAGCTTCACACCGCCTGCCGTGGTGACGTGCTCTCCAGAAGCAACAACCTCATATCTATACCCGCCCGCTGTGACGATGGTTCCCGCCGTCAGCCCAGTAAGCGTGGTGTCGGCTACCAGCAACGGGACCGTTTTGAAATCGTAGATGCCGAGGTTTGTCAGCACCGTGTCTGCGTCGTCGAAGTCGGAGCCGTTGTTGGCGGAGATCAAATCGCCCGTCCCTGAAATCACGGGATTTTTCGGATCCGTGGCGTCAACCGTGACATTGGTTCCGGCAACAATTGAATCAATTTTCTCGCCCAAAGTGTTTTCAACTGCAGTCACCCGACCACCAATCACAGTCAGATCCGCGGCAACTGCCAGGAGAGCTGCCATATTGGTATGTACATTGAGTAGCTCAGTGAGGTTACCGTGAACCTGTAGGATCGCAGCCAGGTTTGTGTAGATAGTAGACACGGCATCGATCTGGGCAGCCACTGCAGTGATGCTTGCACTGTTGGCGTTGAGTAGCTCGATATCGGCAATCTTGGCCACCACAACCTCAATGTCAGTCATAGAGGCAGACGTCAGGTAAATCTCTGCCATGTGAGACGAGACATGCTTGATATACTCGATATGCTCGGAGACATGGCGAACGATCTTGTAGGCTGAGCCAATGGTCTGATCGACAAGCATGGTCTGATTGTTGTCAGTGGTGAAAGGTTGAATACCCATTATACGAAACCTCGTTGCTCAAGTTTATGGTGTGAGATGGAGGTGGTTTGATTCACCAAGTCATTCTTCTCGACATTCGCGCAGTCAGCCTCGTAACCCATCTGGTATTCCTGGCTCTTCATGATGTTCTCCTGCCCATTCATGTGGCTGAAGACCTTGCCGGCCACGAAGAGCTGAAGTGCGTTTTCCAGGTAGATCGGTATCTCGATGAGCTGATCGACCAGCATGTCAGGTCCATCAATACGGTCATCAAGCTTGGGGTGATGAGCCTGGTAGACGATAGCGATCTCGACACCTGCAACTGGATAAGGGATCTGCAGAATGTTGGGCTGTGGAGTGAACAGCGAACATGGATCCGCGGTGTCATTCAGTGGAAATTTCATACCATCAGCACGATACACTTCGAGGATCTTGATCAGATCCTCATTGAATGGTTCGTCTGGCAGGTCCTTGATGTACGGCCAATCAACGTCTGACCCAGAGGTCTCGGTGTACCTGCGACGCATGTGGTAATTGGTGATGTGAGCCACCTGCTCAACCATCAGAGTTTTCTCGCTGAGGATGAACTTGGTGTGCAAAGCCAGCAGACCGTCATTGATATAGTGGATCAGTTGAGGATGCTTCTCCTCAATAATAAGACCTGATCCTGAATCGCTGATCGATAGGTTGGACAGCTCACCGTAAGAGAGTTGTCGAAACAGTTCGATGACTTTCATGAGGCGCTCTCTAAAATTAAGTTAATAATCGCTTGCCATTACATACAACCATTATGTTGATAATAGCTAGAGAATAATCAAACAATATATGAAGATAATGCGGATGGCTGTTCGCCCAACTCGTCATCCTCGAATAAGGAGGGGCCACTGTTTTGGCCCGAGAGAGGTGGTGCTGCCTGTTCACTTGGTTTCCAAGCGTTTAGATACATTAACATAGAAATCGTATCTAAGCAGTCATCTTTACCTTTAAGACCATTTTTTGTTGCAAGTCTTATCTGTCCGTAAAAATGAGCCATGATTTTGGAAGTTTCCCATTCCTCTGGGAAATACATCTTGCCGGCCTTGAAAAGAGGCACGATCAAATTGAACCTAGTCAGCTTATTTGTGATCGGACGAATGCCTGGAGATCCTGACTTCTCGGAGGATGCGAAGTTGAACCAGATGTTTCTGGTCATCATCTCGCTCTGGATCCACTTGATGAATGCCAACTGTTGTCCGGAGATTTCTATACCAACAGACTGCGGCCTGTATTTCTGAACCATGGTGAAGAGCGTATTGATGGTCTTGTCCATCGTCTGACGCTCACACTCTCCATCTACCCAGAACCAGTCACCATTGGAGTTGTGAGCCCACACAGAGATCACCGAGAAGTCGGCTGTCTGTTTGTCTGAAGTGGCAAAGTCAGTGGTGATATAGAAGTTGTATTGGCTCTGCTTCTCGAGCAGTTGGATCCGGGAGTACCTTTTGATCTCCCCATCCTGGACCAGTCGTTCTTCTTCCGATGAAATACGAAGCATCAACTCCTGCATGAAGCCTTCGACTTTACCGGTGAGGACCGCGTCCTCATATTGAGACATGATGAACTCGTAGGTGAACCTATCTTCCCAGGCGCCCACGAACTCCTCTTTGGAACAAGGGAACCTCTCACACACAGGCCAGACATTGACGTCCCAGGCACCGGATTCGACTGCCTCAATCATGATGTCTTCGGTGTTGAAGGGTGTACCGTTGAACACGATCTTGCGACGAGTTGGATCGAGCGCGTAGTTGATACCTTTGTAGACAGTGTCCTTGATGGCTTGCATGGAGACCTTGGACTTGGCGTCATCGTCAGATACCAAGTCATCGAGCACAGCCAGAGGTGGGCGCTTACCAAAGATCTTGGTACCGCGGATACCAGTTTTTGCCCCGAACATCTTCACACCAAGCTTGTGGCCATCCTTGTTTGTGAACTCCAGATAACCGTCGGTGAAGTGTGATTCTGGGAGCCATTCTTTCAGGAAATCGCTATTCTCATAGCGATACTGAATGTTCTTTCGTGCTGATTTGACACCATTCTCCATGGAGTCAGACACGTAGATCATACCAGAAAGCTCACCGAATCCAGGGAGATACCCGAACACAGCGATGAACAGAACCAGATACTCAAAAAACAATGTGGTCTTGGCTGCCCCACGAAAACACAAATTGGCAATGTTTGATGAAGAGCTGCTCAACTTGTCGAGCATCTTCAGATGCACCGGTGGTGTCTTGTGACTCTCGCCTTCTGCTCCGTTCACCAGCTTGATGAAGTTCATGTAGACGAGCGCGAACTCTGAAGGGACATAACTGTTGTCGTTCAAGCTCCTGTAATCGACTGAGTCCAGCCACTGATCCAGGGTCTTCTTGACAATGAGTCGATTGGTGACGCTGCTGATAATCTCAGACATCTGTCACTTCCGATCGGGAAGATTCTTCTTCTTCAGGTGGTTTATTTACCAACCGGGAAGCTGCCACATCGATCGTCTTCATCTCTCCGCGTTCGATCAGGTCTCGCTGTTGGGTTGCCAACTGTCCGAGCATATCTCTCATCTCTTTCATACCGGACGATTCAGCCTGGTTGAGGTTGATCTGGAAATCACCCTTGGTGTCTGGCTTCTTGAGATGGTTCAGGATCGAGTTGGCTGCATCAGTACGAACTTTCTCTGAGAAAGCCGTCATCATCAGATCGGCCTGCACATTGATGGCTTTCTGGAACACATCTTGATTCAGGACCCAGGTTGGAACCAGGGACTGCTCCATGATCAGGTTGACGAGCTTGCCTCTGTGGAATGCGCTCACATATGCAGAGATATCTTTCTTGGTGGCGTTCTTTGCCAACAGGTTTGAATATCTGGTAGGAAACGTCCGGGCGTAAGCGTCTTCGTTGGTATAGCCCATCAGCTTGTATGAAACGTAAGCTACCGCGTGGATGTAATCCTCTGTCTTGAATTTGCCTTCTTTCAAAATTGCTGAGTAGCCAATGAAATTATCCCTGATGTGCTCAGCGACGATCGGGTCAGCAGAGATGTTATTCAGGGTGTCCGCCATCGTCTGGGTGACTGAAGCTCTCAGGTGTGCCGGCAACGCTTTCTTCACGTCATCCTGAGTCAATGGAACCAGTGGAACCAAGGCAGATGCGTTCGCAGGCGTAGGTTGAGGTGTTGGTGATGGACTTTGGGAAGGTGCGTTGAGCGGAGTATTATTAAAAAGAGATGGCGTACTCATATTATTCCCTTGCCTCAAAGTATTTTTGTGATAATCATTATGTCATATTATATAGAGTGATATTAAAAATTGATATTGCAGGATTATTAAACCAAGTTCTCTCGCGGTGTTTTGTGGGTTTCCGCCGCTGAGAGATTCGAGAAGCCGGTAGCTCTTTCCTCCCATGAGCTGCCGGCTTCTTTTTTGACTCACGCACTACTTTGCCACTACTCCGACATGATCCTTGCGCCACTCAACCAACCATTCAGGGGTGGCTGTGGAGTTGTTCAGGATGCTCTCGGGCTTGTCATCGATCCAGATGTCTGGGGTGAATCCCTCTCCGAAATGCGAGAGGAACCACTTCTTGGCGACACCATTGGTGTAGATAACCTGGACTTTATTCTCCAGCTCCTGGAGCTTGTCGATGCGGTCCAGCTTTGGATCACGGATCGTGACAATCCGGACATCATGACCAGAGCACTCACACATGAAGATGAACTGGTTCCAGAACCAGGGATCCAGGGAGAAAGTTTGATCGTAGTCGAGAGCAATTTTCATCTCATACGCTCCCAGATTGAGCCTTTATCTGAGGGGTAAGGGTCAAGTTCCCATGGGCTTCGCTCACCGGCTTGCGTTGCACTGGCGGCCACCGGCTGCGCCGTGACCTGGCGCACGCGCCGGTATGCTCGCTCAAACACATCCTTAGGAGACCAGGAGACATAACCAGCATAACCAGGACAGTTGGAAGGGTTTTCAACCCGATCGGTATATTCGACCAGATACCCTTCATCAACGCCATTCTCATTGTCAGGAAGACTCCAACCACGCAGGAAATTGTAATTCCTACGGTTCATCGGCTGGGCATTGATAACCTTGGTTCCAATGTAAGCTTCCCGAGGACCAGAAGGTTTGACCAGGGCTTCAGATACGAGCCTGTCATCACGGTACATTCGAGCCTTGAGTTCAAACCCCATCAGAGGCCAGATCTGATTAACCGCATCAGCTCGAGACAGACGTTGTCCAAGATCTTCTTGAAAGTTGGATGGATCGGCACAGGCACTCTTACCCACAATGGTGTAGCCATTATGAAGAGTCATTATGCAGATCGTCAGTGTTCGATCAACAATGAATTTGGTATTCAGGATCGAAGCCTCGATCGATTCCAGGGTGACACGTTCACCACCGGTGATTTTGGCTTTCTCGATAAGTTCTTCTTCTGTAACTGAATTTCTCATGCTGTACGTCCCAAAAGTGAGCAGGCAACTGAGCCTGGAACCATAATACCGACACCACTCAGAGATGAGCTGTTGTTAATGTGAGTACCCATGATACCAACTGAGATGCCGACAACTTGTCCATTCAGATTGAACACTGGGCCACCGCTCATACCTCCAGAGATAGAAGCATCGATTGTCATGGCATTGAGCCAAGGACCGATCGTATGAGGGACCAAATCAGAGACACGTCCCCAAGCTGTGAAGAACTCTGTGATTCCAGGATTACCTCGCGCATAGATCTCAGTGTCCATCTTTGGAATTACACAAGAGAGATATGCTTCTCTCAGACCTTCGGTGTCGATAACACGTACAACTCCAAGATCACGAGCCAGATTGAACCAGAGGACTTCTCCATCCAACACATTCCCACTCTCTGTCTTGATTTTAACTTTACCGTCTGTTGCTCCACTAATGACGTGAGCCGCGGTAAGGATCAGATTGTTACCGATATAAACACCGGACCCATGACCACCAGTCAATTGCACTTTCACAACTGATGATTTGTAATCATCTACTACTTCAGACTGGCATCCGAAAAGTGTCAGCGCGGATACCATCATCATCAAAATAATTTTCATAACAAAATATTCCTATGATTAGTGCTGCGTATATTCAGACCTCTCTGCTTTTCTAATCACACAACTCCCCAGTCATCAGCCAACACATCAGTCTGGGAAGCCAACCACGGAACGAAACTTCCATCTGCAGTCAGCATCACGATGAACGGAGACAATCCTCCTTCGACCCGATCATCAATAGTGAACATTCCACCATCAGCTTGGATCAACCACATGCCTTTACCGTTCCAACCATAACGGGAGATTCGATCCCCCTTTTTCAAGTTGGTAAGTGCTTGGGAGAAATTCATCACGAAGCTCCCATCACAACAAAAACTAAATGAAGAAGACTCACGATAACGAGTAAGCCTCCCGCAGCCATAAGATATTCTGGTCTCATTATATTATCCTTGCATTAAAATTTTGGTTTCTTTAATAATCACCGATACGTTTTAGACATTCATTAGGTTAATAAGCAAGGATTATTTTTAATGATAATGTTTTCAGGGATTATCTCATGACTGATGACGATCGACAGACTGTCGTCTGTGAAACCGAACCATGTGAAGCTACCGAGGATGAGACCTATCCAGATCGGTATGTTCTTTTCCCGGATGGTTCATACCTCCCAGTCATCACTCTTTGGGATAACGACTATGAAGAGGTAGAAAACACCAAGGATGCCTCCATCATTTTGTGTGGCTCCGCGGATCTCGGGTGGTACGAGTTGGACATCGGTAGAGATGTTGAGACCATCACAGTCCACTAGAGTGTCCACTAAACCCCTGAAACGATAGACAAACTACGATAGTCCAAATCAACGATAGACACGTCCTATGGTCTTGGTCTACGATGTAATCGTACCTATCCAGTCGACATTCGACCTACCTCTGCCTTCTCTCTTCAAGATAGAGAAAAAGACGGACGGAGGAAGGTATTGTGGAACCCAAGAGGGTTACCACCATATTATATTAAAACTAATCCAAATCACATTAACATTGGTTCATTAACTAGATAACATTATCTAGGTAAGTTGAAAATCTATTATATAGATAATATTATATTTTATTTTAAGGACGTATATACTTTAATAATAGGCGTTAATAATCCCCATAATATATTGGGTTCGTGGATTTTTGATGTTTATGTACGGTGTCAGTTCTTCACACTTGGAGCCCCCGTTAATTAAAACATACCCCCCCGGTACTTCTCCAAGTTCACACTAGCACACCCCACACTCTTAGAGCCTTCGGCTCTTATGGATCATTCATCCATAACCTTGGAGTACATATCATGGCATCAGTTGCTACCACTACATCATCCACCATCGTCGCTCTCTTGAGCACAGTAAACTCCACAGCTACATCCGTAGCCAAAGTCATCGACACAGCAGCATCCAGCGTCGACATGCTCGATCGCTACGTACAGCGTGCCAAGAACAATCAGATCAAAGCCAACAAGATCGCTGACAAAGACTACGTCACCAATCTCGTATCTGACGCATCAGAAGCACAATCCATGCGAATGGAGCAGCTTGAGCGTAAGCTCTCGGGTAATGTCAGACTTCAACAACTTTACCTCGAAAACCATGCTGAATACATGGCTCTCCTCGCAGACTAAACACACACTAAACCTCGGGCTTCGGTCCGAGGTCTCCCCTATTAACTAGATAGTCTTATCAAGTTATCTAGGTAATCCACCTCATTCATCTCCCACATAAGCGAGACACATCATGGCTACCACCAACAAGCGTTCATTCTTCAACTTCTCCATGCACTCTGACTACGTTAGTCACACCAAGACCACAGCAGACGAAGCAATCGGTGACAGTTTGACATTCGACAAGCTGATGGACCCAGACTTCGACAAGTTCGATGATCTCGATCTCATCAATCATGAAGGTCGGTTCAACTCATTGTTTGGTTCAAGCAATGGATAAAGTTGCACAGTTCGTCCTCATCGCAGCCATCACCTCATTGAGCATCTTCTCTATCCTCTGGGTAGCTGAAGGTGCTCTCAAACATCAGACACTCGTGTGTCAGGAAGGATGCTAATCCGATGACCACAGACGTCCACACAGACGCATCAGTGTCTGATGTGTCCACCAACACCGATCCAGACGAAGAACGCCTCACAGAGGAGCTCTGTCGATATCTGGACCTCGTTCTCAACACTGATTGGAGTCTGAACCATGAGCATCAACGCCCAATCCATCAAGAATGCCAAGATCGTCCAGAAGGAGGCTATCGCTAAACTAGTGAAGGCTGCTTACGCCGGTGATGAACCAGAGACTGAACGTCAGCTCGATGCTCTGGTTCGTGTTGCCAAATATCAACAGGAGTATTGAACCAATGTACAATAAAACCATCAGCGAGTTGATCTATATCCTAGGTTACTCACCTGACACAGTTGAATCACGGCTGATCCAGAACGTGTTTGAACAGTGTCTTCGAAACACAGGGAAAGACGATACCTTGTGGCAGCACTTCGCCCAAAAGGGTGAAGAGATCAAC